CCAATGTAGATCCATACCTACATCATGTTCGTGGCCCTAATAGGGACTACAACGCCTTTCATGAGGCTTCTATAGGTGCCCTGCCAAATGTAGAAGTTGTTGAGATGCTAAATAATTCTGTTAGTGATGGGCATTCTATTTTGGTTGTTACGTCTCGTAAAGAAAAGTATCGTGGACTGACCTCTATGTGGCTTGCCAAGAACAATATCAGATCACATGGCTTGTTCATGAGAGCAGATGACGATAACAGGCCAGACTATGAAGTAAAGAAAGATATTCTTGATAATATCAGTAGTCTATGGAATGTAACTCATGCTGTTGATGACAATCCAAATGTGATAAGATTGTGGGAAGACCACAAAATTCCTACAACCAAAATAGGAACATGGGATGGGAATAAGAATTGACAGGCAACCTAGAGAATGGTATGATTAGTATATGAAACAGACAAATAATAAGGTATCTCAACATAAAATTAAGAGAGCCGCTAAGAACAAGAAAAGAACACAGTCTAAGCCACACCTTTCAAAGTTTGAACGCAAACAGCAAAGGATCAGAGAAGAAATTATCCTAGGCTCATTGCAGTCTATACCTAATTAGAACTGGAGATATTCGTGGTAGATCATGACGAGTTAAACAAAATATCAAAAGAACTAAAACGCTACATAATTAAACAACACATGAAAACATATTATCATACCACTATTGGTATCTTATGCTTTCTGCTTGGAACATTCTTTGGATTACTAATCAAATAAGGTCTAGCACCAGTAGCCAAGTTGGTTAAGGCACCGAACTCATAATTCGGCTATTCGTAGGTTCAAGTCCTACCTGGTGTACTACACATCTGTAACTCAGTTGGTTAGAGTACCTGCCTTATATGCAGAGAGCCGAAGGTTCAAGTCCTTCCAGATGTACTATGTCTCCATCGTCTAGTGGCCTAGGACTCTGCCCTTTCACGGCAGCAACACGGATTCGAATTCCGTTGGAGATGCAGAAACTATATTAGGGTATAATGAATATATGATTAATAAAGTTATACCTCACTTACTTACATACCCTAGAAGCGGATCTCACTACTTTGATGATATGCTATATGAAGAAGAAAAAATTCATTTTACTAAATCTCATTATTTAGATCAACTGTTTGATAGTGATGGCAACAAGAGAAGAACAATTATAACGATAGCAAGGGACCCTCTTGACTCTATTTCCTCTTATTTAGCACTAAATGATTATCGTTATAGTTTCGAAGACGAACGAGTATTTCTTATCAAGGAAAAAATAGCAGAATATGTTCTGATGTATTCTTTTTTATATTATAATGCAGACTATGTTATCGATTTTAATGACCTAGTAAAACATCCAAAACCCGTAATAAAAACAATATTAGGCTTATTAAACATAGATAAAAATACATACAAATGGTTTGATGAAAGTGATATTGAAAAATATAAAGGCTTTAAGCCATCAAGCAAATCTTTGTCAAGTTATGATAGGGGCATGTTAGATGGTTTTGACATTAGTTTATGCTATTACTACTATTATAAACTTTTAGAAAATAAAATTATAATTTAGTCTTACTTGTAACTTTACAAACCTGCCGTATTAATGTATAATAGAAGTATAACTACCGCATACTACAAACCTCTGTAGTTCAGTGGACAGAACGTTGGACTTCTAAGCCAAGCGTCGCAGGTTCGATTCCTGCCAGGGGTACATGGTATAATTTAATTACCTAGATAACAGAAAGAGACAACTCATGAGCGAAGAAAAGTGTCCTTACACTGGACAAACATATACAACTAAAGCCAGAAACAATAAGGACTGGTGGCCTAATCAATTAGACTTATCGTCATTACGAAAGCATTCAGAAAAGTCTGACCCTATGGGAGATGATTTTGATTATGCTAATGAGTTTAATGCTTTAGATCTTGATGCTATTAAGTATGATATCAATACACTTCTGACTACCTCGCAAGATTGGTGGCCTGCAGATTACGGTAATTATGGACCATTCTTTATTCGTATGGCATGGCATTCTGCAGGAACATACAGAACTACTGATGGTCGTGGCGGTGCAGGAGAAGGCTTACATAGATTTGCTCCACAAAACTCTTGGCCTGATAACGGTAACTTAGATAAGGCCCGTCGTTTGTTGTGGCCTATTAAGCAGAAGTATGGTAAGAAGATTTCATGGGCAGACCTAATGATTCTTGCAGGTAACGTTGCTCTTGAGAACATGGGATTCAAGACATTTGGTTTTGCTGGTGGTCGTGCAGATGTTTGGGAATCAGATGATACATACTGGGGTACAGAAAAAGAATGGCTTGCAGATAACCGTTACAGCGGAGACCGTGAGTTAGAAAATCCTCTTGCTGCAGTACAGATGGGTTTGATCTATGTAAACCCTGAAGGACCTAATGGAAACCCTGATCCAGTTCTTTCTGCAAGAGACATTCGTGAAACTTTTGCTCGAATGGCGATGAATGATGAAGAAACCGTTGCACTAATTGCAGGTGGTCATGCATTTGGTAAGGCACACGGTGCAGGAGATCCTTCACATGTTGGTCCAAACCCAGAGGCTGCTCCTCTTGAAGACCTTGGTCTTGGATGGAAGAATTCATTTGGCAAGGGTAATGCAGAAGATACTATAACAAGTGGTATTGAAGGTGCATGGACTGCAACTCCTACTAAGTGGGACAACTCATACCTTAAGTTATTGTTTAAGTATGATTGGACACAAACAAAGTCACCTGCTGGTGCAACACAATGGATTCCAACAGATGAGTCTTCTGCTAATTTAGTTCCAGATGCACACATTGAGGGTAAGTTCCATGCTCCAGTTATGACAACTGCAGACCTTGCATTGAGGTTTGATCCTGAGTATGAAAAGATTTCACGCAGATTCCTTGAGGACTTTGACTACTTCTCAGATCAGTTTGCTCGTGCATGGTTTAAATTAACTCATCGTGATATGGGTCCAATTTCTCGTTATCTTGGCAAAGAAGTTCCTTCTGAGAGACTAATATGGCAGGATCCAGTTGGAGATGCTACACGGTACAGTCTAACGCAAGAAGATGTTGATGCAATTAAGGAAAAAATAATTAATTCAGGACTGTCGGTATCTGATTTAGTAACTACTGCTTGGGCATCTGCTTCTACATTCCGAAAGACAGACAAGCGTGGTGGTGCTAACGGTGCTCGTATTGTTCTTGCTCCTCAAAATACTTGGGCAGTTAATGATTACGATGCTATTGATAGGGTCGTAACAGTATTAGAAAAAATTAAGGAAGAGTTTAACGTTTCTCTCGCTGATCTAATTGTGTTTGCTGGTTTAGTTGGCGTTCAACTTGCTGCTCACAACTCTGAGGTCGGAGTAGTTATTAGTGCTAAATTTAGTCGTGGAGATGCAACTCAAGAACAAACAGATGTAGAATCGTTTGCAGTTCTTGAGCCAAAGTTTGATGCATTCCGTAACTACATTGATCCAAGCATTACTGCACCAGAAGAGGTCTTGCTAGTAGAAAAGGCAAACCTATTGGGACTAACTCCAGTAGAAATGGTTCTTCTCTTATCTGGAATGAGAATGCTAAGCAACAACAAGTTAGATAATAGTTATTTAATCAAACTGTTGTCCTATATTAATGCTGAAGAAGCAGTAGATGTTCCTCGTGTAGACCTTATTATTGCTTCTAACTCAGAACTTAGAGCGATTGCTGAAGTTTATGCTTCTAGTGATGCTAAAGAAAAGTTTGTTCATGATTTTGTTTCAGCATGGACAAAGGTAATGAACGCAGATCTGTTTTAATATAAACAACCATAGTCCTGGGTATGACTTAAAACTACCCAATATTACTTTTTAGGATGATTTGGTTCGTATGGTGCAATCTTAGACTTAATGCGACCATCTTTATATAGTCTAACAATCCAACCATCTTTGATCTGAATAGGATTAAACACTGCTGCTTTTTTCTTTGGCATTACTTTGCCACCTTAAATGGAGAGTCAATCCAACTATCTGACTTAGCAACTGGAATACAATTTGGAACTGGCTTGCCATCTGCACCAGGCTTCATGCCTCTTTGTACATAGCCATCCCAGCAAGGAGCAGCCTTGCCCATCTGTGCATCATACATTGCCATAGCAACTTCTGAATCTTCAGTCTCAACCATTAGTGGTGGGATCTGTACATACATAGACATTGCACATGCAGTGTATAGTCTTGTTGCTTCCCATAATCCGCTTTCTTCTTGTTCAAATAATTGAATCATTACCGCAGGATTTTCTGCCGATGCTTCCATGTAATACTCTGTACCAGGGTTTCCAAGGGCACCTTCATACATGACATGAACAACCTGTCCTATGTGGGTATCTCCTTCTCCACCGTGTGAGGTCATTGCAAAGTCGCCTTCTTTTAGCATATAATAATTATACCATGTCTTAGAACTAACCCTGAGTAATCTCTGGGTCGTCAGAAAATGCTATGCTTGCTGAATGCCTTGGGCACATTGACTCAACGCTATGGACTACACCCTTTGGTATATACGCTGCATCTCCTTCACTTAACAATACTTCATAGTTTATTTCTTTATTGTCGTGAAAAATCTTCCATAGACTTTGCCCACTACCCTGAATAAATAATCTGTCTTGTTGGTCTGAGTGAACTGCGGGATCCCAAAACTCAGTACCCCATCCGTCTACACCATTATCATGTATTGTAAGTTCTTGTGGAGTCTTTTTGGGGTTGTCTGTATTAAATTTTGAAAAAAGGCTAGACAGATTATTGTCTGTCATTGCATTATTGTTTCTGTTTATAAAATGAATAATCATCATTGAAAAAAGTACATGCCCCTTATGAGATAAAGAAATATCTGAGACTGCTTTTTTGTAATACTCTAAAACCCTTGCATCATTTTCAATAACCATCGTGCCAAAGGAGTTGTAGACTATTGTTTCAGTTTCTTTTGCACGATCATAAAAATCGTCTATATCTTTCCAAGAAGGAAAATCTTTGTAGAAATTTTTTACAACATGCAGCCTTCTTTCTTTTGTGGCTGATATTAGGTCTTCTTTTGTCATTAAGGTCATATAAAATTATAGCACATAACTAGCCAGTTAGTCGGTTATAAGTTCTGATCCTGTGACAATTAGCGCAAACCACCTCACACTTTTCAATTTCTTTCTTGATAGCCTTCCACGAAAAACCATCGTGGATCATCCTTGATATATTGTACTTTTTGTCTCTTATGTGATCAAAATCTAAGATAATGTGATTACTTATACCACAGTCTACGCAGCCAGAATCTTCTTTTATCTTAGCAAGCATCTTCTTATACTGCTGCTTATTATAATGGTCCAACTCTTTGTCAGTCATTGCTTCTATTATACCCTGCAATATTAAGGCCCCACACAGGCAATTCACCTGACTTGCGCCACGGTCTCTATCCAATGGGTAACTAATCCATCACTAAGGTCCTGTGTGGGACAACTATATTGTAACATAACAATGGAGCAGTTTATAGACTTGCTCAGGTCTCCCAGGGTGCGACCCTGGCTTATCCGTACTCAGCAATAAGGTTGCTAAAAGCAACTGCATGTATCATGACGGAATGTTATCCATTATACTACTGAATTTCAATAGTCTTTGGAAGTTTGTCTTCTGGGATCTGCTTTTCAAGTTTGACATCTAAGATACCATCTTTAAATTCAGCCCCAATAACTTCAACGAACTCAGGAAGGGTAAAGATATCTGTGAACTTGCGAGCAGCAATTCCCTTGTGTAGATACTCTGCACCCTCTGGTAACTCAGCATCCTGCTTTTCGCCCTTGATTGTAAGTTTGCGATTGTCTAGCGATACTGAGACATCATCCTTAGAAAATCCAGCCAAAGCAAATGACAGAATATACTCTGTATCATTCAGTTTAATCTGATTATAAGGTGGATAGTTTGTTGTTGTTGTAACCTTCTGAAAATTTGAGAAGGTGTTGAAGAATGGATCATTAAAAAGATCCAGTGCTGTTTTTACCATGTTATTCCCCTTTCAAGCGAATAATTTAATTCCCCCCTTACGGGCAGGTATTAATATTATAGCACAGGTTCATCAGAAAAGGCTATACTTATTGAGTGTCTTGGACCTACAGACTCAACACTGTGCCTTACACCTTTTGGAATATATGCTAGGTCACCTGGGTTTAAGATAATTGCATCAATCAAGTTTTCCGAATCATCAAAAAGTCTCCATAGGCTTTGACCACCGCCCTGAACAAAGAACCTATTCTCTCTGTCAAAATGCACTTTAGGATTCCAAAAATCTCCATCTATACCATGATCTTTAATAGTAATGCTATCTGGAATTTTTTTAGGGTTGTTTTCACAAAACCTATTAAATAAACTCAAACAGTCTGGATCACTAATAATATTATTATTTCTATTTATAAAATGCACTATGATCATTCCAAAAAGAGGGTACCCCTTATAAACTCTATTAATTCTATCTAGCACATCCTTATAATGGTTAAATATAATTTCTTTTTCTTGTGCCTGAAATGATCCAAAAGACATATAGACTATCTTTTTATCTAAATCGTATACATCTCCTATGTCTGACCAGGAAGGTGTTTTTGTAAGAAAATTTCTTGATACGTAAATCTTTTTTTCCTCTGTTGCTAAGGATATGTCATTCCTTGTGATTGTCGTCATTCCTAAATTATAGCATATTTGCCCATATGGTATAATTAAAATATGAATAGTAATAAGTCAATAAGAGGACCATTAGAGTACAATCAAGAAAAAGAATATGAATACCACGAGATTGAATTGGCAAGGCACATATCGCAAAATCAATTAAATGGTGCAAGAATATTTACATCAAAAGAAGAATACGCAAAAACTTTAAATAAAAATATAGAATACTTAGAGGTAGGTGTTGGCTGGGGTAATTCTGCTAACATTTTTATAAGTGAAACAAATGCTAAAAGTGCAGATCTTTTAGATTGGTATAATAATGCTCCTGGAGTTTTACATCCAGGTGGCAGTGGTCCAGAAGATGAATCAATAACACACGAAGAGCATATAAAAAATAAGTTTTCTAAGTACCCAAATGTAAATACAATAAAAGGTGATGGCATACACATATTGCCTATTTTAAATAAAAGTTATGATCTTATTCTTTTAGATATAGGAAGAGAGAGACTCATGACAAGAAAACTTATATCAGATTCAGCAAAACTAACTAACATTAATGGCATCATAGGTCTAACTTCTTATACAAATTATGACAGTCTAATGTATGAGGGTCATGTAGGTATATACCAAAGTGTTAATGAATTTTTATACTTTAACAAAAACTGGTCTGTTGATGCTTTAGTCCTACACGATCTTTGCTTTCATGATATATATATTAAAAGAAACTCGTAATGAAATAGAAAAGCAGGCCTGCTAAATAACAAGCCTGCCAGTCTATAGCAAAATTACTTTACTTGGCTATTTGTTCTTCCGCCACCTGATGACTTCTTTACAGGAGCCTTCTTTGCGGTCTTCTTAACAACCTTTGCAGACTTAACTGCCTTATCAACCTCTTCAACCGATGGCATTCTTCCGAATGCTGTGTCTGAAGGGTTGGCTGCTCTCAATACTACTGGCACAAGTGCACCAAGTAATGAGTATGCTAGTGTCTGTGGATCTGTTACTCCAGATGCATACAACGCTGTTGCTGCACCAAGAACTGATCTTCCGTATGACGCTAGTACTGCTTTGATTTGTTCGTTCATTTTTTCCTCCTAGGATATTACTTTGTTAGTTCTGTATAATGATTTATACAGACATCTCTAATTTGTGTTTCGGTTGCATATAGTTTTTCTGCTTCAAGTTTACACGATAATACATGGCAAGAATAAAAAGCATTGTTTGCAAGTTCTTCGTATGACTTGAAAATTATCATCTGGTTAGGCCCAATAGTGGTCTGTCAATTTTGGATCCACGATACTTAAACCACCTGGTGGCAGAATACCTTTCTTTTTCAGTATTCTCAAGCACTTCATGCCAATAGTCTGAATTGCTAGGAAATGTAACAAAACTGTTAGACTTAGGCTTAATCTTTAGATTATGGTCCATAAAGTTGATCTCTCCGCCTTCGTAGTCATCATTTATGTAGTATATTACTGCAAAGTCTCCTGTTGTATCTGCATGTTCGTGCATGCTGTAATTTTTTTCAAACCTAATTAAAGGAGTTATTTGATTTTCAAAAGGATACAGGTCTGCATTATAAAAATCTAGACATTGTTGATATGCAGTTATAAAGATTTTATCTAAAATTTTACCAATTTCTTTTGGCATCTCTTGTGGTGTAATAAATTTGACTCCCCACGGCTGAGTACGCCAATGATCAGCGCTTTCTACATAGTTGAGGAGTTCTTTATGCTCGTCATCAGATAAAACATTTTCTGTGATTCGTATATTTTCTACAGAATTTCCTAAATTAAAGTTTGTCATGTGTTAATTATACCATTCTCCCTGTTTATTAAAAGTAGAGCCAGTGAACTGAAACCACATAGCAGAACTGTATCTGTTGTTGTCAATGATTTCACGGACTCCATGCAAATAATTTTCATTACCAGGGAAAATAATTAAACTGTTGGGCTTTGGCTTAATCTCTAATCCATGATCTGGGAAGTAAATCTCTCCACCAGTGTAGTCATCGTTAATATAATAAACTGATGCGATATGGTTTATTTCTGATGACAGTGTGTCTATGTGTGGGACCAGATAAAAGCCTTTTACAAATTTAACTATATGCGTCCTCGGTTCACGGTGTGGATTGATGGCTACATCATAAAGATCTGTAGACCTTTTATAAACAATTTCAAATGCTTTACCTAGTATCTCCAAAATTTCTTTTGGCAAATTTTGTGACTCAATAGTTTGAGCCTCCCAAGGTTGTTTTGTCCAAGATTCAGCATTTTTTGCATACTTAAGCAAAATTTCATGCTCATCTTTCGGCAGCACATCTTCTATGTACTGGATATTTTCTACAGAATTGCCTATTTTTCCAACATTGGCTAAATATATTTCATCTTTTTCAGAAGGATTTTCAATCATGTATCTATTTTACCATAGTCATCTGGTAGCAGTTTCTTTAGTTCTTTATAGGCCCCTGAAATTTTTTTCATTGAGTGGTAGTGAGGGTATGCTGTTCCGACAACGCCATACTCATCAAAGTATGCAATTTCTGGCTCAATATCACTAACAAACTTATTTAATCCTTCTTGAACCTCATCTATATAGGTGTATGCCCAATCTCTAGAATCTGAAACAAATTTTAAAAATGCTTCATTAGACTGCTCTTGATCTGTCTTGTTTTCATCATTCATGGATTGCTGCATCAACAAAAGGTTTAGTGTGTTTGCAAGAATTACTCTATTTTTCTTTATTTGTACAACATATAAAGAAAGAAAAAGACAGGACAAAAAAGCAAAGACACCAACAAGCGCTGACTCAACCATAGTTCTTACCCCCCATTTTACGAATTTCTGTTGTTGGTCCTACAAATGTAGAGCCAGAGAAAATAAAAGAGACCTGAAAAGTATGCCTAAATCCTTTTAAAACTTCCAATACTCCGTGAAGATAGTTTTCGTTACCAGGAAACATGATCAAACTGTTTGGTTTAGGTTTAATTTTTAAGCCATAATCTGGAAAGACTATTTCTCCTCCATCATAATCGTCATTAAGGTAGTACATTCCTATAATGTGTAGGTGTTTTTGAGCGTCTGTATCTACATGGTTTCTCATCTTGCTTCCATTGCTCCACCTTCTTATAATATAGTCACCCTTAAATTCATCACTTACTTCTATGTCATAATAAGCCATGCACTCTAGTCTGGAAGTTTGAAATATTTTTTTTAAAAGTTCAGAGATATCTTCTGGAACTGATTCCTTCGGAGTTCTTTCGGTAGTCCACGGCTCTTTTACCCAAGAACTTTCATCATAGTTGTTTAAAAAATTAGATATTTTTTGATATTCTTCATTAGATAGAAAGTTATCTACAATATGTACATTATTTGCAGAACTTCCCAACTTATCAACATTTTTTAAATAAATCTCATCTTTTTCTAAATCAAGTTGTTTCCTAAAATCTTCATCATTCATCATTCTTTTCCTCCTTCTCGGACTAACAAGACGATAGCCCCGTTATCCTCCAAAGCCTTCTTTACACGAATCATGTATTCTATTGCTTCTCTTTTCATCTCTACTGTCTCCAGAGACATAAAGTCTTTTTCTTTAGCCTTTACAGTTAAAAAATTATCATTGTCTATGATCTGTAAAGAAAAATTTTTAGGACAGGTTACAGACCTAAAAGCCCTTTTCATTGCATCAGTATACATATCACTCCATTGTCAAAGACTGCCAAGTTTTGCCCCAGTCAGTCTTGCTCTTATGACTAGAAAACTCTTTAGAAACTTCTCCATTTTCTAAGTATACACCACCCCAGACTCCCCATTCCTTGCCAGAAATTCCAACAGAAAAGCACTCTTTTCTTACTGAACATGATGAGCACAGAGCGTCTATTGCTGGCCTAAGAAGTTCGTCTTCTTCATACTTATCAAAAAATAAGTTTGTATCGTAATCTAAACATACAGCGTCGTCTTTCCACTTATATTTGTTCATTTACTTCACATACTTATCTGGAATTTCCCACCCTTGACTAGAAGGGACAAACTCTTTTTTCATTTGCCACTTATTGTTTTTGTATATTCCAAACTTTGAAAAGTATGCTTTTTCTGATGGAAATGTCTCTACAACAGTCCACCCATCCCAAGACAGTTGCTTGTTGTTGGTTACGATTGATTCCATAACACTTAAAGAATTGATTATCTTCATATTGTTTCCGTTCTGTTGTGTGCTTTGCACAGGTTATGTATACAGCCTTAAAAGTTGTATACGTTTGTATTTATATTATTTAGTTTTGATAAATGAACAATCTTTGAAACAGGTTCTTTTGGATTAGAAAGAAAAGCAAAATGATCTATATCTTTTATATTTTCTTCTAGCCATTCAGAAGTAACCTTAAAGAACTTAATATTCTTCTTTCTTGATTTCATTCCTCTTTCAGATAAGTTTGCAAACTCCATAGCCATCATGCTTATGTTGTTTGGACCTGCAGAATAGATTATAAAATCTTTATCTTGTTCTTCTAATTCAGAAAGGGCAACGGCCATTGATCTTAGGAATATGTTGTAGTTGTTGAAACTACTTGTCCCCTGAACCCCTACTATCATCGTTAATCCCTTCTCTTAGTTTATCCATTATAAACAGCATCTTATCTAATTGTACCTTATCCATGTTGATCGTGTCAACTTCTTCTGCAGACTCTTTGTCAATTGACTGACCGTCTATTGGTGCTTTGTAAAAGATGTTATCCTTGATCCAATATGCTTGGTTGTCCAAGATAATAACCTTTACATTAGTCTTGTCATAATGCTTTTTTGACTGTGTCCTGTTTATTATTTTCCTTGAATATTTTTTGCCCATATTAAACCTATAAAGAAGCATTGACTGGCTGATTATGTGAGTGCTATTCTTATCTCTTGATGCAAAAACATAAGTAAACAAAACTAATAGGATAGTTACAGTTAGCCCAGCAGCACCATACCAGTTATTCATAAAGTCCTCCAGTATTCATTCTATCACTTTTTTTCTGAAAGAACTCTTATTATCTCTTTAATAACAACTCTCTCATCTTTTGCTAGTGAGTTGACTGCGTCTATGTCAAATGACTTTTCTGCCAGTTTGACTAAAGGGTCTTCAATGGTCACATCCATATCGATAAACCCTTTTTCCCATAACTTCATTGTAGTTTCTGAAAAATAAGATGACATATCTTTGCTTAGCGCTGGACTAATATTTTTTAATATGCTAGTTGGTCTATACATGGGCTCTCCAGTTTCTGTGTCTACTCCAGCAAACTCAAGACCACCAACATCTACAAGCCTTTGTATTTCTTCATCTTCAAAGTTCATAGGATATTTCCTTTTCTTTTATGTTTGTTGCCCAAATAGGCATTGACATTCTTACACCAGATAAAACCTCAGTAATCTTGTGTACTTCTGTAGACTCAAAAATAACAAGACTTAATTTTTTTGGCTTAATTGTAAGATTTCTGCGTGGAAAATTTAAATATCCTCCATCAAAATCTTCATTTAAATAAATAATTCCACTTCTAAATAAATGCTCTGCACCTTTATGGTTATCTGCATGCTCAGTAAGGATGCTTTCTGGTCCCAACATGAGCATAAAAAGTGATGCTAAATATATCTCTTCACTATCTTTAAAAAAAAGATTACACTCTAGTAAAAATTTATCAGAGTATTTTTTTAATAAATGCAGTACTTCTGGATGATCTGAAAATGTATTTCGTTCTGGTATGTGTGACTCATACCTTAACTTATTCTCAACCCTATGTCTTAAGGGTATATAGAATTTTTTCTTATCTAGGCAGTTATTTTTTATATAACTTGCAAGCGCATCAGCATCTTCTAAAGTTATAAAATTTTCTACTACATTTATTCTAAAATCGTTCATTACTTTCCAGACTTTTTTCTAGCCTTTTCTAGTGCTGAAAAATCCTTAACCTTTGTGTCGCCTAAATATCCCCATGCATAACCATCATTTATCATCATGTCGTTAAGAGATACTGTGTCTCCATTAATATATACCCAGCCCAAAATTCGACCATACTTTTCAGATGAATCCATCTTCTCAGTCTTGATTACAACAGACTTAGCATCCTTTAGAGCCTTCTTTAGGTACTCTTTAGACTCAAGACCAAGGGCTTTCTCCTTAAGGTCTCTTGTGCGAGACTCAGGGGTATCAATACCAGCCAGTCTTACACGAGATGAGAACAGAATATCAAACCCTAAATCAATCAGAACATCAATGGTATCTCCATCTACGACATTCTCTACTTTTCTTACATAGTATTGGTACATTATTTTCTCCCCCATTGTATATAGTTCCATCCACGCTCATGTGCGTAGTAGATGAATATTTTAACTACCGTTTCCCAAAACGCAATCGTTACGGAAAGAACAGCATTTTTTGTTATGACATAGGCAACCGCAACAGAGGAAAGTGTTCCCCATATGCGATAACTTAATGCCTTAACAAATGACCTTGCCTTGGTTACTGTCATTCCTTGCCCCACCTAACAGCATTCCAAATTCTTTCATGATAATAATATGCAACAAAGTTAACACCATTAGTTATTAGTGTAGCAATGGTAGCCATATTAATATCTTTGCTCAGAGCATAAAGAGTTACAAATGTTGTTATTAGTGCAACAACTCTCCAGGTTAAAGACTTTGCAAGAGATCTACTTTTCTTTACGTTCATCTTTATCCCCAAACATTATTCGCTCTTCTGCTTCGTTCATTAAGCGACCAGACTCTTCTAAATAATTAAAGACCCAACTGCTTGCGTTTTTCAGTAGCCGAAATAGCATGAATGTCTGCCCCCAAGTCTACTTGCTCAATCTTATATCCTACATCACGACCATATACAATATTGGTAATGTTAGGTAGTCTTAATACTAATGCACCATCCATAAAGTCGTCCTTGGCAATATATTCTTTTACCTGATCAAACTTAAGAGGATCCTTATCGCTTGTATTGTAGGTATTACGGACTCCAAGCAGTACTTGGTCTGTTCTCTTCCCTGCCTCTTTATAAAGGGCGTGGTGACCTTCGTGCCAAGGCTGGTACCTACCCAGCATAAGTGTTGTAGGTGCAGACCAATCATGAAGGCTAAACTTATCAATGATGTGAGATGCCTTTGCTTCTGCATCTAAGTTGTGACTAATAAAAGAAACATCTGCATTTGTTGGTCGTTCAAACATTTTGTTTGTGTCTTCGAATCTACCCTCAGCAATTGTGTCCATAAAGACCAAGATATCTGGGTTACCAAAGGCTACACGAGTAAGATCAGTTGGGCATACAAAGTCAACGATGACTGGAGCAACGCCTTGCTTAGAAATTAGACGAGCCATCTCACCCATGCGACGAGACTGCTCAAGTCTATCTTCTGGGGCAAACCCCAAGTCTGAGTTGACTGTTGCACGAACCTCATCTGCATTAAGATGAATAGCATTAATGCGTTCTTTAAGTGCCTTTGCTAATTCTGTTTTACCAGAACCTGGCAGTCCAATAATCTGAATAATCATGCGTGTGGCTCTTCCTTTGCCTTATTCTCAATCAACTTGTCTCTCTCATCAATAAGAGTAATAACAAAAGACATCATTTTTTTGTATCCTTCTGGGTTATTCATAATTTTGTTATAGTGATGGCCACAAAACATAAGGTCTCCGTTTAGACCAGTAACCTGAACCAAGGCCTCTGCGTTGCATTTGTCGCAGCGGTCTTTTGGAGATAGTTGCCATTCTTGCTTTACTTCATCTTTAATCATTGTAAACATATTGTACTCCTATTTTGACTACTAGTTGAATAAAATTTTACTACATTCTTAATTATACACCAGGCAGGTGGCTTTGTCAAAGCACTATATGCATTTTAGGTTTAGAGATTCTTCAATGATTGTGCTGGTCATTCTATATCTTTCATCTAAAATGTCATAAAAATCTTCATATTTTGAATCATTGCTATAGTATCTGTAGTAAGTTTTTCTAAAATGAAAATTACAATAAAATGCAGTTTTCCCCTCTTTATCTGTTACTTTAACAAGTGCTTCTGCAATACACAGATTGTTGGTATTGGTGGTGCGACCACGGTCACTTTCTACAAAACAAGACTTACCTATTGTCTCTGTACTTGTTACATTTTTTGCAAATGTTTCTTTAACTCTTTCTCTTTCGTCAATAAGTACAGTCTCTCTCTTATCTACCAATACTTCATCATTCTCGTAATAGTCAATATAGTTTCCATTAAATTTTTCATAATGGTAGTGATAATCACACAAAAATTTTTTACCGTGTGTACCTTCAATATAAACATATGCTGGTGCGACACAAGAAGTGCTTGGTCTTTTTAAAAATTTTGTAATGTGTGCTGTTTTTTCTGGCATGATCATCATTGCGTCAAATGCCTGACATGTTTGATTTTCTGGTATTTTTGTTGTCATAATTTCCTTTAGAGATACGTAAGCCTTTTTGCTTCTTCATCAAGAGTCATTGTCATTCTATATCTTTCATCTAATACCTTAAAGTAGTCTTCAAATATAACTCCATTATTGATGTATCTAGCATAAGTTCTTCTGAAGTGAAAATTACAATAAAAAAGATCTTTTGAAATATTGTCTGGATCTAGCGTTGAAATAAAATTTACTTTGCCAGCAGGAATTCTCATAACATTGATTTTTACCAGAGCCTCGGCAGTGCAACCAGATCTACCTTCATTGAAATAATTAGTTAAGCAGCAAGTATGGCCAAGCGTTTCTGTACTTGTTACATCTTTTGCAAATGTTTTTTTAACTTGCTCTGTCTCATCAACTATATATTGTGCAATTTCTGAAACAGAATGATTGGGTGCTGAATAAGATTGTTTATTTACAAATAGTTCATAGTAATAGTGTGTATCACAAAGAAACCTTTTACCATGCTTTCCCTCTACATAAACATATGCTGGCACTATACAAGATGTATTGGGCTGAACATTGGCACCATGATTTCGTAATACCTCATCAGTCATAAGCATTCTTGGATCAAATGCTTGACAGATTTGTCCTTCTGGTATCGTAGTTATCATTTTTTCCTATTTTCCGTGGAATAAAATCCACTTCCGTTAAAAACTGCTCCCACACTAGAGTACACACGGACCAGTGGTAGAGTGCAAAACTCACACTCATACCCTGGATCGGCATCATTTATGCTACGAACCTTAGTATAGTCTTTATTGCACGACTCACATATATATTCGTAGGCTGGCATTACTTCTTTTTCTTTTCTTTTACATACCAAACAGGAAGTTTGAGTTCATCTCCAGACCACTCATAGCCTAGTGCCTTTACTACAAACCTAATAATTTTAATTCTCATTACTTAACCTTCTTTCCAAACCTTGCCCAAATTCTTTCATGAATATAAAAGAAAGTCATTTCTAGTGTAAGATACATCAGTCCGTATAGACCAACATACTCCCACTCTGCCTCTCCAGTATAGTACTTTAGAACGAAATAAATTATTCCAGAAACAAAAGTGAAGTGTACGAATGGCCAACTTATAGTCTTTAGCAATGACTTTCTTCTAGACTCCATTATAGTGCTACCTGATTTGTCTTTCCGCCACCGCTACCTGATGACTTCTTAGCAGCAGGCTTTGCAGACTTCTTTGCTGCATCTGCAGATGTTGCCTTTGCTGGAGTTGGTGCTGATGCTGCTATTTTGTTTAGTAGTGGAGCATTTTCTTCACCAGTATAAACTGGACGACCCCAACCAACAACGGCATTAACCAACTTCTTCTTGTTATTCTTTACATATGCACGAGTCTTTTCTACGCACATTCCACCATTGCGCTGATCTCCCTTTGCAGTTCCTGAAGTATTTCCTTCAATAACCTGAATGGTTCCATCGCCATTGTTCTTAATGCAAAGACCAACATGTGAAATACGATTTACGCCGTCATCTGGGAAATCAAAATAGATCCAGTCTCCTGCTTGTGGATCATCATTACGAGCATCTGACCAACGCTCATTCTTCTTAAACCAGTCTGCTGCTTGAACTGTTGATGCAGACTTAGGGAATGATTTTACTCCCGCAGTAAATGCACACCAAGAAACGAATGACTGGCACCATGGTTGGAAGTTTACCTTTATCCATGCACCGTACTTTGTTTCGTTATCTTTTGGACCTTCAATGGTTCCAATTTCTTTCTTTGCAACCTCAATGATTGCTTCTAGACTACCTTTTGCTGCCATTTTATGGCCTCCTTTGCCTCTTATATATTATACCATCTTACCTGCAGATAGTAAAGTCGTATTCTTTTTCCCACTTAATAATATCAGTCTCATCATTTAGAAGTGGCTGACCCTTTATATTAAGACTAGTATTTAGCAATACTGGAACACCAGTTTCAACATAGAACTTGTTTAAAACCCTGTACAAACCTCTGTGCTGATTTCTATTAACTGTTTGAACTCTTGATGTTCCATCTGCATGGACTACAGAAGGTATTTTCTCAGGCTGTAGACACTTAACTGTATACTGCATATAAGGGCTTGTAAAGTCCATATCAAACCATTTAGATGCACACTCTTCAAGTACTACTGGGGCAAATGGTCTAAACAGTTCTCTCTGCTTAATTAGATTAACTTTATCCTTAATTGACGGGTCTCTTGGATCAGCAAGTATACTTCTGTTTCCTAATGCTCTTGGACCGTACTCTGCTCTTCCAGTTGCTACTGCTACGATTCCGTCTTTCAATATACCGTCCACAATTTTCTGGACTGGGTATTCTCCTCCAAGATCATAACCAAGATATGGAGTCTTCCAGTCAAGATGCTTTCCGTATAGTGCTGCAGCAGCGCCCAAAGAACTACCAGCATCTCCAGGGTTTGGCATAATCCAAATCATATCAAATATGTTCCATAGGAGTGTATTTGCTGACGAATTCAAAGCACATCCACCCATAAACACTAAGTTCTTTTTTCCAGTCATTCTTTTTGCCATACGCATAAAATCATTTAATCTTTGCTCATATACCATTTGAACTGCTGCTGCTATATCAAACTTATCTTGCTCTGTTATAGGCATTCCCCAGTCATGAATTCCTTTATGGAAGTTATACTTTTGTTGATCATATTCTGGGAAATACTCATCAACCTCTTTATAGTATCTGCGCCAGTCACCGTATGCTGCCATACCCATCATAATGTACTCTTCTTGGTTTGGCATTAGACCTACAAGTTGTGTAAATGCTGAGTAGAACAATCCAAAACTAACTGGATAGTTTTGCTTATACTTTAATCTAATTTTTTCACCTTCACCAATCCAAATTGATGACGTATTGAACTCTCCTATTGCATCTAAGACTACTATACAGGCATCGCTAAATGAACTCGTATAGTAACCTGCTGATGCGTGAGAGTAGTGATGGCCAAAGTTTTTTCTTGGTAAATCTCCAAGTTCTGTAGATTCAAACCATGGTCTGTCTCCACCAAAGCCACCCTTAGTCTTTACTCTAAGTTTCTTAAGTAAAGGCTTTTCATAATATGCTATTTGATCTGGATACCCATATTGCAGTGCATCTTTGATTAGTTCTTTGTTGGTAAACCAGTCATTTTTTTGTTTGCTATATCTTTCTGCGTGGCCAGCAAAAAGAATCTCACCATCTTTTATTAGAGATACAGATGCGTCATGTGTAGTCTCATTAACACCCAGTATTAACATTAGTCTCCAAATTAATAAATATAGTCATTATCTCTGGGAAGTTTTTTAATTCTTCTCTTAATAATGTAATACCTTATCATCTTAATTATTTTTTTCATTTTATAGTAGTGGGAACCAGTGCTGTTCTGGTATGGTCCTTCCTGCAGAGATAATTACATCTAAAGGTTGAACATCATATGCAATAGTAATTCTTGGCCCAGACCAATCCCAGTCACCCATAGCGTGTGGGTGTCCTACTTCTGAAACAACTAGGCGATTGTTTTTGTTTACATTATCAACAATTCGTGAAGGATCATTAAACAGTTTGTAATGAGTTATGGATGGTTCTGCATTTACACAATAGTATCCGTGAAAGTTTGGAGCGCCTGGGCTTCCATGATCATGGTAGTCTAACTTTCCAACCTCTGCTCTATTTATGTTAAACCAGCCTTGGATGTAGTAGTTCTGCTTTTCAAAATCTACGTCGTAGTATTCGCATGCCTCTTTAACTGTGTCTGAGATTGCCCTGTTTAGTTTGTATAAAGACTTATGGTAAAACTGAAAGACATTATATTCTTTCCACTTAACTGTTGACAAACTTCCAGACTCTAAAAAAATTCCCTTGTCTTTTTCCATTGAGGTTACGCCAGGCAAGGTTGCATTTTCAATCATCGCATACTTTTTTTCTAAAAATCTAGACAACTCTTCTAAATCATTATCTAGATATCTTTCAAAAAATCTATGCTCTTTTGTAAACTTTGGTGCTGGCATATTTGAATTTAACACTGTTTATCTCCTTTGTTGTTTTACTTCTATGTAACCATTATACACTATTTGCTGCCCCACCTGGCCTCGATCCAGGGACATCCGAATTAACAGTTCGGCACTCTACCAACTGAGTTATAGGGCAATGGGGCAGTTTAAAGTCATGCCTAGGACTATTATTTAATTACGAATGTATGATGCTGTACCAATTAAAATCTTTGGAAGAGATGATAGGTACTCTCCAAAAGTTTTAAATGTGTTGCGATTTACATATGATGCTGCAGAAACTACAGTCGCTACAGAACTTCCAGCAGTATCTGTTGGAGACCCATTATACTTTGTGATGCTTACCTTGCCAGGTGAAACCATTGCAAGGCCAGGCCCTGTATTGGTTGCTCTTTCAAGTTGAGTTTCATTTGCAAGTGCTCCAACAGGAATTACACCATTAACGCATGATGGAAATCCGATAACATCTGTTCGACGGTCATTGCCAGTTGCAACAAAAACTGGAATGTTATTAGCACTCAATGATGCTACTGCATTAATGGTAACTGTATCTCTTGTACACAGTGCAAGATTTCCTGCACTTACTGAGGACTGACTTACTGAAAGAGCATCGATGCTGTACTTAGATGCATTCTTTGATACCCAATCAAATGCCAAGGCCAGGGCTTTTGCATCTCCTCGTGAGTTTCCAAGAGTTGTGACATCGTTAAATCGAATAAATACAATCTTTAAGTTTGGATTTACTGTCAATGCGGACTTAACCATAGCATCACCATGGAAGGTTGCGTTGTTTAGGTCAAAGTTGATTTTATTCTTCTGCATTGGCCATGGTGCTGATGCTGCCTTTGGTCCTTCCATAAATAACTGACCATTAGGACAGGCCATGCTCTTTGCTGTTGTAAAGCAAACTTCGTGAATAATTGAGTTAAACTTTGTAGAATCAATAGCAGAGTCAATGATTGCTAAAACCTTTTGATCTTCTGCTTGTGCTGGTGCAATTGCTGTAAATGCAAGTGCAATTGTTAGTAGTGATAGTAGTACTTTCTTCATTGTTTTCTCCTTGTTGTTATTATTGTTTGATTTTTAAAACTACTTGGCAAGGGTCTCCGCCCTCTTCCCACTCTGCTGCTTCTTCATCTGTCATGTAGGGATCTCCTTCATGAGTATTACAGAACGGCTCTGTTACCCATCCCCGCTCAATTCCGTTTTCAAGCCAGATCTCAAACTCATCAAAGTCTGACTCTATGTTCTGAATGTCCTTTAGGATCTCTTCAAATTCTTCGCTCATATTATAAGTATACTCCTAAGCGCTTATGATGTCAACTGGTCCCATGCAAGATGGGTTAAATTTAATTGCTGCAGATACTGCTTGTTGTACTCTATTCCTTGCATTTTTTTGTTTGTCTGTTGCATACATTACTCCATATGCATACTCTGAACCAGAGCCAATAGAAATATATGGCAATGAGTACTTAGACAAAGACATATCTCCAGAACTATGCTCATATATTTCTCCACGAATACCAATGATTAAACTAAGTTCGCCTTCTTTAGATGTGTCAATCCAAAACTCATTATAGAATTCACGAAGTTCTTTAATAAACTTTGTATGCATATACTTATCGGTGTCTTTAATGTTGGGTGCTGATGGTCTGAAGTTATGTCTGATTCTATCTCCGTCCATTGATCCAGCATATCCAATTAAATAAGGACCAACCTTCCAAACCTTTGGTGACTCAAGTGCAAGGATGACTCCATCATCTGATGCTCCACGATCTCCAGCCATATAAACTTTTTCTTCATGGCGTAAAGCAACAATACAGGTCATGACAAAGCCCTCTCCAGATAGGTGATACTTAAGTATACCATTGCCCAGAGAGGGCTGTCAACTATAACCTACAATGACTAATTAGCCTTTTTGTCTACAGTCTTAAATGCTTCATTTATTTCTGCGATTGTAAGTTTGCCATCGTCCAAAAAAGCCCTTGCCAGTCTTTCGATGACTGTTGCTACGCCTAACAAGCCTGCAAGCATAACTGCCTGGACTGTATCAATTCCTACTACTGCTCCAGCACCAAGTACTGATAGACCAGAAGCAGCGAACACTGCTACGATACGCATCAAAACATTTGTCAAAGCCTTTTGTGGATGCTCCTTCTTAGGAGCCTCTACTACCTTTTTTCTTGTCGCCATTTTAGTCCTCCTTTCTTAGTGGGATTGTAATTAGCCAGATTACTGTGGTTGCAAGTACTGCAATACCAACAATGTCTCTTGCTGATCCCGTCAAAGTTAGCCATGCTATGAAGAAGCCAAGGAGGGTAAAGGCTTGTGCAATTATCTCCACCCCTGCATCTTTTAGCCATGTGAAGAATCCCTTCACAACCTTTGTTATTATTTTCATATTACCTCCTCATCCCAATCATTACATTTGCAATCTGTGAAACAATGATTACTGGGATAATGACTTCCTGGGCTTTTTCTCTCTGATCATCTGTCATGTCCATACCTAATTCAGAGAAATTAGATAGGAGTTCTGCAACATCCACTTCAAATACTGCTCCAAGTGGATCCTCAAGAAATGCTTCTGTTTGTACTTCTGTTACTGCATCTGCTAATGTAAATGGCATTGGGGTTTCTCCTGCATCCCCTGCTCTTTCTGCGAACTCAACAAATGCTGCTGCAACTGCAGGTTCTGATTTCATAATCTCTGCTATCTTTGCAACTTCTGATGGAGCAATTCCAAGTTCTTCTGCGACCTCTGCCTTTGCTTCTTGTGTTAAAGATTTAAGTGTTTGACTGACTGCTGTAATTTGTTCAGGGGAAAGAGTAACTAACTTATTATCCTTGCTTGTAAGGTTAGCAATAACTCCAGATAAATCTTCTGATGTGCCAGTTCCCTTTTCAGGAATGAGGGCTGCTAATACTTCATCTTTGATTTCTGCATCTGGTTCAGTCCAAGGATTATCTTCTGGCTCTGGATCTGGTCCAGGTTCTGGTGAAGGTTCTGGGGTAGGTTCTTCGGTAGGCTCTACAACTGGCTCCTCAGTTGGTTCTGGATCTGGTGTAACCTCTGGGGTAGGTTCAGGTGTAGGCTCATCTGTAGGGTCTACTGTAGGCTCTGGAGATGGTTCTGGTTTAGGCTCTTCAGTTGGTTCATCTGTAGGGTCTGGTGAGGGCTCTGGGCTTGGTTCATCTGTTGGCTCTTCAGTTGGTTCTGGAGAAGGTTCTGGTGTGGGTTCTGGGGTAGGCTGATTGGCTGCAGCATTGGCTGCTGCCTGAGCAATAGCAGCATTAAGTTCTCTTTGTGCCTGCTCATAATAATAATCCCATGCATCACTAATAGCATTATTTAAATCAATTACTGACTGATTATATATTTCTATTCTGCTATTTTTCAATTCTAAAGCATCTTCTGTATCTGCAATGGCATCAAGATGTTCCTGTGTTTTGGTTTGCAAAAACTGATTCATTGATGACAGTGTTGCATTCTCAGAGTTGTATACGCTTAGTTTGTCATTGTAAACTGCTAACTTATTATTATAATTTGTTTGTGCTGTAGCCCTTGCTGCAAGTGCTTCATCATATGCATTTAACTGTGATTGAGTTGGTCCTGGTCCAGAAGAGAATGTTCCAAGGTTACAACTAAAACCTACTCCCCATCCACCAGTATAATCACAACCTGCTCCAGTCCAACCTCCAGGAATTGCCCATCCAAGATGGTAAGAGCCTGGGCCTCCTCCGTTATACCACCATATCTCTACATCTAAAGTCTTGTCTTCACTAACATCATACACTGGAGAGTAATCACTCCAGGTAACACCCTGTTCCACCCAGTTATTGACAGCAAGTTGTCCATCAACATACATTCTAAAACCATCGTCTGTGGATCCTGCAAAATATGTTTGTGTCCAGTGATCTGGAACAGTAATTCTTCCAGTAAATTTAACTACAAAGTTTTCATATCTATTACCGCAAACTGGCAGTTGCATAGAGTTTGAGTTCCAAGTACCAGAACAGATAACTCCGCTTGGAGTTGCTATGTTTGGCCAGGTTCTGGCTAAATGATAAACCGTATATGCCAAACCCTGTCCTCCAGCAGACTGAATATTTGACTGAGTGGTTTGAACATTTATATTGGATATATTCAAGGCATCCTGTGCATCATTCTTATCTTGAAGGGCACTATCTTTATTCTCAAGAGCAATGGCTACTGTGGCTGTCTGCCCATCTATATTTGACTGGGCAAGGTTCTTTGCTTCTAAGGCTGTGGCTTCTGCTTCTACTGCATCATCATAGGAATCATTGGCATCGTCTCTAAGTTCCATCGCATTTTTGGCATAGGTAAACTTATTTTCTGCTATGTCTATAAGATCTATAAAGTCATCTTGGTAACCAAGGTCATCTACGCTATCGTTAAGTTCCTGTATTTCTTGGGCTGCAACAGTTAGAGGGTCGTCAGAATGAGCCTCTGTGGGGGCTATAATAAGCCATCCAAAGGCTAACAATGTTGCTATTGCTATTCGTGATAGTCGTTTTATTTGCCTTCCCCCTTGCAGACAGGATGTCTGATAGGATGATTATACCATTTTATTGCACAAAAAAGGGGCTACCATAATTGGCAACCCCTTTAGTGTTGGAATGATTACTTAAGCAAAGCAACCTTTGCCTTTGGATTCTTCTTGTTCCACTGAAGAGCCAACTTGTTGAATGCAGCCTTTACAGACTTAAGTGCTGCTGCATTATCTGCAGTTAACTTAGCAATCTGTGCATCCTTAGCAGCAAGAGCAGCATCTGATGCTACCTTAGCAGCAGCAGCCTTATCTGTCTCTACCTTAACTGCTGCAGCAAGTGCTGCATCTGCAGCAACCTTTGCATCAGCAAGTGCCTTGTCTGAAGCAGCCTTAGCAGCAACAGCATCTGAAGCAGCCTTTACGACTGCAGCATCTGCTACAGCCTTAGCAGCAATCGCTGCATCCTTTGCAGCCTTTTCAGCAGCAAGTTCTGATACTAGATCACGAACTGCAATTTCTGCAAATGGTGCAAGTGTTGGGGCAGTCAAACCTACTACTGCTGCAGCAACTGCATCTGTTGATGTTGTTGGAGCAAACGTAATAAGTGAGCGTGTGCCAGTTGTTGGAAGAGTAGCCTTGAAGGTTGCTGTTCCAAAATCTGTTAGTGTAGCACCAGTTGTTACTGTTGCTGTGTCCATAACTGCTGTTGAAGCAAATACGGTTGCTGTAATTGACTTACCAGATACCTTGTTACCAAATGCATCTGTTGCAGTTACAACGATATCCTGCTTAGTTCCTGCTGCACCTGCTGAAGGTGCTGAAACTGTTAGGTTGTTGATCTTGCCAGCAGTACCCTGTACATAGTATGTAAGAGTTGTTCCACCATTGTTAATTACAACGGTTCCAATTGCTGTTGTCTTTGTGTAGACAAAGAATGTTGCAGTTGTTCCAGTACCTGTTGCAATTGTCAAAGATGATGATCCTGACGATGCTCCGACTGGTGCTGCTGATGTGTGTAGTGCTGATACGATTGTTGCGTTAGTTGCTACTGCAGAAACTGATGTTCCTGCTGCTACTGTTGCCACAAAGCGTAGTGCATCTGCTGCATCGATTGTGTTGTCTGCTGGTACTGGCAATGTGGCAGGGGTAGCAATTACACCATTAGTTGTATTTGCTGTTCCATCTAGCGTTACCGCTACTGTCATTACTGTAGCATTTGCAGGTGCTACGGCGACCATGCCCAAAGTCATGGCTGCAACCACGGCTAGTGCGATTTTCTTGAATGAATTCATTCGGTATTTCTCCTTATTTTTATAGTGTTTTTAGTCTGTCCAAATAGTCTTTTATCTCTTCTATTTGGCTAGGTTTATATTGTATCACATTGCGACTTTCTAAGTCAAATTGCTCCTCTGGAGTTTTTGGTCTATCCCTAAAAGTATGAACCTCTACTTCAGTGTCTATATTTTTTGGGGTATGTGATATTGCCCCAAATATTGCTCCACACACAGCATCAGCCAAGTCCTTTGACTTTTTGCGGGGGTGGTCAACTCTGTCATTTTTCATAATCTTTAACTGTGTTAGTTCATCAAATAATAAATCAATGGCAGGCATAGCAAGTCTTTCCTCGTATACAAGCATAGCCATGTCTTCGTAGTGCTTCTTAGCAACAGAAACAGTATCAGTCTTCATTCCAACCTGCTTCAACTCATTTTGAATATCAAATGATTGCCAACGGTCGAACGAAACCATTCCAATATCAAACCCAAGTCTTCTTAGGTTTTGAATCCACTGCTTAACTTCTGAAAGATTAACTGGGCCCTCAACCTTTGGTTCCCACCATGCTACTGCATCTACTACAACTATTGGTGCTACCTGTTCATAATTATTGATTACCTGAATGTTTACCCACTTATCTACATGAGCAATTGCAACAGCACACTTATCGTGCTTCTGGGCAAGGTCAGCGTGTACATAATACTTCTTTGTTGGATCTGGCTTAAAGTTTTCTGCAAATCTTCTAAAATTGTCTACTGGGTTTATTAGTGTCATGCAGGCTCTTACTTTGTCTGCCTGCTTAAAGAATGCATCAGAAGCAAATGTTGGCACACATGCAAAGCGCATCATTGCATCACCCAAGTCTGTTAGGAATGCAATCTTAAAGTCGTCAATCTTTCTTGTAGGATTTACTTCCCAGGTGGGTCTTTTTAGTGCAAACACTCCTGGATACTTGT